CGGATCTGAGAGGCAATGAAGTCCTTGTCTGTTATTTGGTTATAACAAAAAGGCACTATTATCTTCGAAAATACATATTATTCTATTTTCTAACATAATAGCTATCCTAAGTACAACTAAGTATCTGCATTATACAATAATTTCAGTATGATGTAACTACCAATGTTAGTACATAGTTAGACGTATGTAAGCTCTACCATTATTACCAATAATGGCATTCCTACTTACTCTATCTAATACACCATTAAAGGTCTATGAGGTTCATTGTAGCCAGGACTATTGTATAACCATCAGCCCAGAGTTAAACTGGGAAGATTACTCTTCCTTATATAAATTTCTTTATATTTAATTCCAGGTTTAGTTGGAACTTACAAGTTCATCAATGAATAACAAGATCAAGGGAGATTAAAAATCAATCTCGAGATTAGTGACGCTGCTGAAATCCAGTAAACATCATTTGACCTCAAGTAAAAAAAGTCATAGGACAAATCGAAGGATCTGCCCTATTGCTTTTCCTATTAGCTTTCTCAATGAAAGTTAATATGGAGAGATCATTTGAAATTACAGATTTCTTAACAGGAGAGTCTAGCAAATTAAAAATTATGCTAGCATCTTGCAGTTGTCTCAACATCTTCAATAACTTATCCAGTTCAAAGTGATCTAAATTAATAAATCGCATTGATCGGAAAGTAAGTTGATGTTGAAAAACTAACATCTTAAGATATCCTCGAAAATAAACACTAAAAGTTAACTTTGAATAATTTTTAATAAATTCTTCAAAAGATTGCTCAGAATGTTTAGATAACAAGGATTTAATCTGTTTTCTAACTGCTGCCTTGTAATATCGTTCAGTAATTGAATAATTAAAGGAAATTAAAGGAAAAAGATCCTTTAAATTATCTTTTTTTAATCAATAACTAGATAAAACTTGTTTCGCCCAATCAAACGGAAAATTAATTACTACGGCTCTACCAAAGGGTAGAACGAATACTTTCTTTTCCGAGATTTTGGCTAAAATTCATTCAAATGGTATACATCCTCTAGAACATAGTGAAGTTAATAAACTTAAATAAGAATTTGGATTCTTTTTAGGTCTATCATCCCACAGGTTCTTCTTAAGGATAGTCTCAAAACTGGAGAAAAGAAAACTAGGTTTTCTCATTCATCAGAATGAAACGACACTTAATCTACCTGCAAATGTATCTTGATTAAAGAACATTTTTCAGGAGATAGGAGATACATCATGAGAATTGAAGGAAGTTCTCTTAGCATACTCAACTACAGGTACCTTTTGAATAGAAATCACAGATTTTTTTTCATTTAAAGGAACACCAATAGAAGCCATAAACTCACAATATTTTTGAGCCAGAAGAGGATGAAATATAACTATATCATCCCCTAAAACTTCATAATCAGTACAAAAGGTTTTATTACCTAATAACTGCCATGAATACTGGACAATCATATGATGAGTGACGGCGAGCATAGCTCAAGAACTTAAAGCTCCCATTGGCTGACCAACTGAATATTTAACCGGATCCTCAATTCCGTAAGGATTTCGAGGAATGGCATATTCACGATCAACCAATATAGATTTTCAAAGTTGAGCTAGCTCAGACCCTAAAACGGGATTGAGTATAGCAACTTGAATAGCTATAGGGAGGCGATCAGTAGCAGAACTTAAATCATAACCAAAACAATGACCAGAAACCTTTGATTTCTCTACCGCCCTATTAAAGGAGGCAGATTGATCAAAAGTTCCATCATTGGGGAATGATTTAAGAACAGAAAATAAGAAATCATGCAATGGTTTAAATATTGATTGAGTTCAATTATCAACCATAGCAAAGATTCTTAATTTCCCAGCAGCTTCTTCTTTAAATGCAAGTTGTCCAATATTTCACCCAGGTTTAAAAGGTGTTTTTTTTCCCGGAGTACAGGTTCATTTACGAGCTTCTTCAGAAGACTCATACTTGAAACCTGCTCTAGAAGAAAACAAACTTTCTGAACCATTATCAAAACGCTTCTCTAATTGAGAAGAAGACTGGACTTCTCCAGTTTCCTTATTCAATCAGGAAGCTTCATTGATAAAAGGTGCCTTATTTTTCAACTTCAAAATAGAAAACAACTTCAATAAATCAAAATTTTGAGTTAAAGAAAGTCATTTTTCTATTAGAGTATCCATACCGTGATAGGTAAAAGATACTGCATCTTTAGTAATCCCTAAACAGGATACTTTAGAAGAAGGAGAAGATGTTTGTAAGAACAAGAGGCGAGATCTTAAAGATAATCTTTTGGTATCAATAAATTGTTTGCTTAAAGAAGCAAATTTATCTAAAGTACCATTAAGAAAATCGATATTACCTGTAAACTCATCTGTAATTGTACTTAATTTTGGTTTAACTGGAGCTTGAATAACTCTATATAAACCAAATAAGGACAATCACATCTGAATAACCTGATGATTACCAGCGAGAATGCTGGCTCTATCACGAGACCCAATAAAAGCAGGTAAACCGCTTTTACTGAGTCTAGGTAAATTAAGATCTGGTTCAATCTCTCTCAGAGATGAGAAAGGAGAACCAGCTAATTTTCTTTGCAGACTTAACTGCGCAGCTTTCAGATATTTAACAACAAAAAGAGACCCATGATTCTTATTTAAGAATAATAGGTATCTCCCAAAGTTGTGAAATAATCTTACTTTATTCACTACCTTTGATTTTTTATGAATACTCAATTGAATAATTTTAAACGAGTATTTCATTAAAAAATCAATGAAAGCTTTTGGACTTTCAAGCGAGATCAACCTTTGATCTCGACTGAACGAGACCTTGCTAATTAATTGACTAGGAACTTTGTAATTATTAAAAATTATACGGTTTCTTTTCATTTATTTAGTTTTAGGTTTTCCGCTGTTCCTTACGGGACGGCAGATCTGAAGCTAGTGTTGAAGTTGAAGATTCAATATCTACAGCTACTTCCACCTGAGACATTAATGCACTATCTTTATATAGTCATTCGTTTCCAAATGAGCCAATAAAAGGGAGGTACTAACATCTGTTAGTGAGATCCCAAG